CAAAAAGATGAGGTTGCGTTTGAGGTAATACAAGATAGTGGAATATCAATAATTGTTATTAGGGGTACTGCAAATGAGGCAAATGTACTATCTGATATTGATGTGAGATTGGTAGAAGATGTTCGTACAGGACTCTATCTCCACAAAGGATTCAGAGATGCTGCTATATCTGTTATGCAAATTATAGATAATGAACATACTATTGAACATACAGTACACGTTACTGGTCACAGTTTAGGTGGAGCTGTTGCACAAATAATAGGAATGTGGCTTCACAAGAGAGGTAAGAATGTTCAAATTTACTCTTACGGATCACCAAAAGTCTCTTCTCAAGTTTTGTCTGGAGGACAACCCACTCATTGGAGGGTGGTTCGTAGTAGCGATCCTATCCCTTTTACTCCTCCTTGGCCTTATCGTCATACAGGAGTTTTTGTAAATAGTCAGACTTTGGATTGGGGTCCGAATAATGATAATGGATTAATTTCCAAAACGGATGGTTTAGATCATTCAATTTTAAAATATGTAACAACATTAAAGGAAAAATTGTAAAATGGCAAATGATGTAAAAGTATTGAAACTAACTTCTGGCGAAGAATTGATATCAAGAATGGAAGAAAGTGCAGACGGATTTTTAATTTTAGAAAAACCAATGTCTCTCCAACAAATGGGATCAAACTCTGCTGGTCATATGGGAATAGGTCTAGTGCCTTGGAGTGTATCTGGAAAAACAGATAAAATTACACTAGACAATAAACACGTTATGGTAATTTTAGAACCAAAAAGAGAAATGGAAACAAATTATCTTTCATCAATAACTGGATTAAAATTATGAGGTATCAAGTTACAATTGGTGATAAACCTTATTTTAGAACGAATGATAAACAACAAGCTTTAGCAGCAGTTGCTAAAGTTTGTAATAAAGGACATGAGAATGTTTTTCTTCATGGTGGTAGAATAGGAAAATGGTGGAGTGAATAATTATGCCAATATACGAATATAAATGTGACGTATGTGATGAGATAACCGAAGAATTTGACAAAATTACTTCAACAATCAAAACAATAAAATGTTCTCTTTGTGAACAACCAGCTACTAGAATAATGAGTTTGGGTAGTTTCCATCTCAAAGGTGGTGGTTGGTACAAAGATGGTTATGGTGATAAAAAATCAATGTCCAAAGAGGAAAAGATTGAAAGATCCACAGTCAAAACCGAAAGTACCAATACTAGAACAGGAAAAAAAACAACTATCTCCGAAAAACCTCTCGACAAAAAAACACCCGAAGCCAGATCGATTGCCGATAGTTAATTTTTACACACAACATGAACAGGAAATTACAACAATCGCTATAAACGATAAAATCCCCCCAAAAGAATCTCTCTATCAAGATTGACTTGACTTTTCTTCTCTTTATTGTTATTATAATACTATAATTAAAAAACTTTATAAGAGAAAGTCATGAGAACACGAAAAAGTTTATTGAACGAAATGCTTTGTTTATCAGAAGTTCGCGGAGAACTTGATGTTTTGAGTAATGCCGAAATTGAAGGTAGATTGAAAGAAATTGATACTGAAATAAAAAATTTGAAAAAAGGAAGAAAATAATGATATTAATTGATCTGAGTCAAATACTTTTTGCATCGGCATCGATGTCTATGAAAAATGGTAAAGCTGATATAAACATTGTTCGGCACATGACATTGAATAGTTTGAAAAAGTACCGAAAAGAACATTTTGATGAATACGGAGAATTGGTTATTTGCTGTGATGGTAAACACTCTTGGAGAAGAGAGGTTTTTCCACAATACAAAGCAATGAGAAAATCTGGAAGAGAAGCTTCATCTGTAGATTGGAGAGCAGTTTTTGAAATGTTCAATCAACTCAAAGAAGAAATTAAAGTAAACTTTCCTTATCGTGTAATTCATGTCGATACTGCTGAAGCAGATGATATCATAGGAACATTAGTTTTACGCAAAAGAAAAGAGGGTGAAAAAACACTGATTGTTTCCAGTGACAAAGACTTTATACAACTACAAATGAACGACAACGTGTTCCAATACTCTCCTGCTACAAAGAAATTTCTGAATGGTGTTGACCCACAAGAATATCTAAAAGAACATATTTTGAGAGGTGACAAAGGAGATGGAATCCCAAACGTGTTATCATCGGATAACGTTATTGTTGATAAAATAAGACAAACACCCATCACCAAGAAAAATCTTGAAGTTTGGATGAATGGTTCTTTACCGAAAGAACACTCTCATAGATTTGAAAGAAATCAAGAACTTATCGATTTAAGACACACTCCGAATCACTTGATGTGTGAAATTATCGAACAATATGAAGAAGAACCAATCGGTAATCGGAATAAACTTCCTACTTATTTCACAGAAAACAAGCTTGAAGTTTTATCAAATCACATCGGGGATTTTTAGTCCATATGCACATATTATAAATATTAATATGAAAACATTCTCTCAATATCTTTCCTTGCAGGAAAAACTCATCCTTTATAATCAAGGAAAAAATTATGGTCAAATAGTTTTTTTAGCAGGCGGGGCAGGGAGTGGAAAAGGATTTACGATTTCCAACTTTATGGAAAAAGAGAAATTTAAAATTCGTGATGTTGATGAGTGGAAAAAATCACTGATGAAATTGGCTGACGTTCAAGGTAAGTTTCCAGAAATAAAGGGATTGAATCTAAAAAATCCAAAAGATGTTTATAAAATCCACCAGTTTGTCAAAAAAGCAGGAATCAAGGATAAGACACTTGACCTTCTGCTTAGAGATGTTAATTCTGATAGATTACCGAATATCATGTTTGACATCACCATGAAAGATGCAAGTGACATTTCAACAATAATTCCGAAATTAGAACAAGTAGGATATGACTCTAAAAACATTCATCTTACATGGGTATTGACAAACTATGCTGTAGCAATTGTCAATAATCGTAATAGAGACAGAGTTGTTCCAGAAGATATTATGTTGATGTCTCACGAAGGTGCTGCAAAGAATATGTATGATGTAATCAAGGGAAAACTTCCAAGAGGTCTCAATGGAGGTGTTCGTGTTGTTCTGAATAATCGAGAAAATACCATTCCTTATGTCGATCCTGAGACAAAGAAAGAGGTAAGAACCAAAACTGGTAATATGATTGTCACAGATTTTACCTACCTGACCTTCAAAAAAGAAGGTAAATCGTTTGCTCCCGAAGCAGATGTGAAGAAAGAAGTTCTAGGATGGATTTCTTCTAATGTTCCCAAAACAAAACTCACCAAAGATTTTTCCAACCAAGAGTAAGAAAAGACTTGACAAACGTTTCGTTTTTCTGTATAATAGTACATGAAGAGTGAGGAAAGGAAAAAAATGTCAAAATCATTAAAGATTCTAAGAAAAGAAATTATGAAGAAGTATTCGGGGAAGCTTACTGGATATGAGCATCTTGACGATGGAACAGGAGACTACTCAAAATTTTCTTCTGAAATGGAAGATGGAACAGATGAATTGGTATCAAATTACAAAAATGTTACTCCAGGCGAAGAAAAGACTTGACAAAGTGTCGGTGACTTGGTATAATATAAGTATAGTGAGGTTAAAAAATAACCATTTTTATGAGAATATATTATGATGAAAACAAACTTAATAGAACAGAAATCAATGCTTGCCAAACTGATGGCAGCAGAGAACATTACTGTTGAACACAAGAAAATCCCTACCGCAGCATTCGATGTAAAAAATCGAATTTTATACTTACCTATTCTAAAATGGAAGCCTGGCTCAGATGTTTATGATCTGTTCTGTGCCCACGAAGTTGGTCATGCTCTATGGACACCTTATGATGGTTGGCATTCTTCCATAAGTGAAAAAGGTAAAGGGTATAAATCCTTCCTGAACGTTATCGAAGACGCGAGAATCGAAAAGAAAATCAAGAGAAAGTTTGCTGGTTCCAGAAAATGTATGCTGGGTGGTTATATCGAACTGATGGATGAAGATTTTTTCGGATTACGAAAGATGGGAGTTGACGCTAATGATCTTGGTTTGATTGACCGTATTAATCTCTACACAAAAGCTGGAACTCAGTATTCGATTGAGTTTACCGATGAAGAACGAGAGTGGGTTGAAAAAGTTGAAAGAACCGAAACTTGGGAAGATGTTGTTGAAGTTACCGATGCTCTGTATGAGTGGTGTAAAGAAAACGAATCTGAGACCGATAATAGTTACGGTGATTTAGATGAATATGATTGGAATGAAGATTATGACCCTAGTGATTATGAAAAAGATGAAAATACTTCTCCTATTGGTTCCGATGAAAATAAAGAAGATGATGGTGAAGAAAATGAAACCAAATCTTCTTCTAAGTCAAACGAAGATTCTGATGAAGAAAAAGATGGTTCGGAAACCTCTTCAAATAATTTTGAAGGTGGAAAAAGTGATCCATTCAGTGATAACAGAGAAGATTTTGCTGGTGGTTCTAATGATAATAACGAACCAACTTCAATGACTGATGAAGCTTTTAGAGAAAATGAAAAAGAATTATCAGATATGAGTGACCACGTTAGTATTCCTCAGTATCTAACTTTTCCTAAAATCAATACAGATGCAATTATTGTTGACCATAAAGTTATTCACGAAGAATTGAACAACTATTACAATGGAGTTGAAGGTGCTGTAGACACTGGAAACGAAATGTTGAAAACGTTCAAAAAGAACAATGGTAAAATGATTAGTTACATGGTCAAAGAGTTTGAAATGAAGAAAGCT